CAAGACGAAGAGTGCTAACATCTTTTTTGAACTTTTGAATCAGAGACATTGTTTTGAATTGTTGCCTTAGTATTATAAAGGTTGTTGGGTGTTTAGTCAAGTGTGCCAGTGAAGTAACTGGCGATCGGAATGACAGGATTTGAACCTGCGGCGTCTCGCTCCCAAAGCGAGTGCTCTACCAAGCTGAGCTACATTCCGTTGCGTTGAGTGGTCTTGCCTCCCAACAGAAGTATTATACTACTTCTTATGCCCCCTGTCAAATGGAGCCCAGTGCTGCCAATCGTATTTATGAATCGCCCAGATACCCATAATAGGCACAACAACTAAAAGATATCCAATTATACCAAGAGTATAGGGATTTTCTAATACCCACCTTGAAAAGTGTCCCATTAGTATCCTCTCCAGGTCTTGAACTCATAGTAAAAATATTGATCAACACTATTATCTAATGGGGCATCTTCTTCTTTATGTGCCCACTCAACACAGAACTCTACAATACGACAGTCGTGTAATGAACTGTGTCCCCACATTCTCACAAAAGCAGAAGCAGCAAAGTGATATCTCTGTCTAGTGTGCGGTTCCATTTCCCTTATAGTCTTTGGAGTCATAATACCCTCCTCTTGTTCCGAAATAGAGTGTTGCTAAAACAAATGGGACTGAAGCAAATAACAATAGTTTTCCTAGTAACATAACTTTTATTGTGGATATGCGTTATTAAGTCCCCATACAACAAAACATCCAATCGCACCTAAAATTGTTATTGCGCTGAAAACTAAATTAGTATTCATCATTCTCGTCCTCATAAGTAGATGGTTCTTCAAATAGTTCTTCTATTTTTTGTTGCGTAACTCTTCTTTGGAGTTCTTTTAAATCTTCTTCTGTAAGAGAGATCATTTGTCCTTGAGTAAGTCTTCTATTCTTTTACGCATATTTGAACTTTCCTGTTTCATATAGTCTCGGAGAGAATATCCTCTTTGACCTCTCATAATACAAGTGCCTTGATAGAACATCGTGGCGGCAAATACTAACAGGAAAACAATACCGATTAGTTCAGGGTAATGTTGAGCCATGGTAATACAGGCGGAATAACACCCACTAGTCGGAGGAGTCCTTCAGCAAATAAAGCAAGGACCACCCAACCGACGCACATACTAATGATAGAAGCATTACGGTTGTGTCGTCGTATAGCAGCATCAATCATCTCCTGAACTTCAGAACGGCTTACAAACTCGTCTTGAGGTTCCATCACTTCTCATCTCCAAGAAACTTCGCAAGTGGGTCTTTTCTGGTCTTTACGATTTCAACAGATCTCTTGTAGAACATATTGTCCGTATTACCAGACGTTTCAAACGTCTCCTTGATCTTCACCCAATTATCATAGGTGCGTTGATCCATAGGGTTTTAGATTGAATATTATTAGTTATACTAGTGAGTACTTCTACTATGTCAAGTTTGTTAGGGTTTGTTGATAGTGGTTAAGGAATTATAAAGAAGGTGTAGCGTTTGATACTTCTTCATTTCTTTGTGCTGCTGTTTTGACTAAACCTTCTTGGTATGCCGCTAAAACCATATCGGGTTTATTGGTAGCAGTAATTGCTTCGTTATTATCTAACTTATGCTTGACGTAAAGGTCGCAGATTTCATCAATAGCAATTCTTGCTCTATTGGTTGCAGCGTTATCAATCCAATCTTGAGGGTCTGCTGCGACATATTGAAGTGCCAGGTTTTCCGCTTCGGTTAAAGTAATTGTATAGTCCATATGAAGTCTTTTTGAGTATTTATTATCCTATTAAATATCCCCACATATTCCATTGACTACCATATGCTTTTGCAGAACCAGATGCTTGATAGTATCTCCAGTCAAATACATCATTGGCATTTAAATTTAAAAGAAGAGTTCCGCTACATTCTTCATGTTGTGATGAAGTTCCATTGAATTGTACCTCTTGTCCAGTTGCACTACCATTTACAAATCCTCGTATTTGATTAACTTCTGTATTATGTGGATATGAAAGACCCCAAAATCCAAAAAGATATCTTCCAGCGACCGGAGCAGTAAATCTTCCAGTGCTTCCATTATAATGACTACCTTGATTATAAGGAACTCCACTAGGGATAATAATACTATACGCTGCACCAGATTGGGAATAATTTGTTCCAGTTGTTTGAAATGCTGGTTGATAAGGCAAAGTCATTCTACCAGCATTATCAATTCTAACTCTTTCTAAAATCGTATCATTTGGAGTTCCATTTGCTGGTTTTGTAAAAATTTGAAATTCACCTCCCCAGTTACTAACAGCAGTAGAACCAATAGAAGCTAGTTTTGCAGACTGTCCATTTGTTTGTGTTGCTCTCCAAATTATTTTCGCTTTTTCTGAAGATACTGGTTGTGCTCCTATTTCTAATTGTAAGAGCTCTGCACCATCACTAGTGCTATACAAATGTATTAAATTTGATGGATTATTTGTTCCTATACCCAAACGACCACTTGAATCAAACCTAGCTGCTTCTACACCACCCTCAGCGAACGCAATGGTATCAGCACTCGGGAAGAAGATACCGGTATTACTATCCCCACTTGGACTTATTGATGGTGCCGAAGCACTGCCAGCAGATATAGAAGTAAAATCAGCACCACTGACAGTCAAAGAACCATCAACCGCAGATATGATATCAGTATTTCCGTTTATCTGAATACCCATTCGTCACAAAGACTTTTCTGGTATTTATATGAAACGGAAGCGACTGGATTTGAACCAGTGGAGGTGTTACCCTCATTTGTTTTCAAGACAAACGCAATAAACCGGACTCTGCCACGCTTCCAATAAGAATATTATAATGCTCAATGACTCAAATGTCAACTACAGTTTCTTTCTTCACATCTAGAAAAAGAAACTTCATCGGAGCATCAGAAAGATTTGCCCCTTCGTGTATATAGTCCATTACCTCATAGATCTGTGGAATACCTTCTTGCCAAAAGACTTTCTGACCCTGCCAGATCATATAACATTTCTCTTGATCAGGAATCTCTAGAGGAATCTGAATTCTCTTATAAGGACAACGATAGACATTAGGATCTTTATGAGGACCCAGTATCGTTCCAGGACTAAACAGAGAAACAGTAGAAAATAAGATTTCAGAATTATCAAAAATTTCTAGAACTTTAGAATCTTGAATGATTTTCTTTCTGACATACTTGACAGTCTTCGTTCCACTCTTATCAACCGACTCTGCTTTGATCCAACAATGAGATATTTCTTTATTTGAATATCCTTCAACTGTAGGAGCAATCTTCATCGGAAACTCACAGTCTTTTGCCCAATGATATAAGGTATCCAAATCAGATTTAGATATCATTTACTTATTAAGACGAGTGAGTTATAATACATTATAATATACAAAATCAACAATAGTCAAGTGATTATTAAACCATCAAAGAAAAGAAAAGAATTTGAAAGACTTTTAAGAATATTGGGATATAGAGATTGGTCACCAGTCTTACCAAAACAAAAGAAACTGATGAAGCAGACAAACTATATGTGCCAAGACGGAGCAATGGCAATATATCTTTTCTTCATCCCATACCTTAATAAGAAAAGTTATCTATGGTTGGAGTTCATAGATCATTATGACTCTTCAGATCTTAAAAACAAAATTAAGTCTCTTGCGGAAAGAATTCACTATCAAGAAAAAACTAGACTTGCTGAAATTGGTTGGGAAGCAAAGTATACAAAACAACCTTATGACTTTTCATTAGAAGAAAGAAAAAAAGTCTTTTTCAGTTTTGTAAAAGAAGCACACTATGTTCTTCATAATGGTTTTGATTCTCTCAATATCAAACCAAGACCAGGAGATATATTAGTCGGTAAACCACAGGGTGTAAAGATCAATCAAGGATTCAGCGAATCTTCTATTGAACTTGGAACAAGACAAAGAGCACTTGTAGGAAAACGATTCGGTCTCGGTAATGTTTATGATGACGGTTTCCAATATGGTAAATATGATAAGGATCTCAACATCATACCGATATGAAAAAAGAATTTAAAGAACTTCTACTAGAACTCGGAATTGAATCCACTCAAAGGATTTATGAACCATCCGAAAAGATTACAGTTAGAATTTCAACAGAGTATGATGAGATTTTATTTTTAGGTGTCGTCTACAATATCTTTAAAAATAAAACCAGTTTCTTGTATCAGGAATATGAGTCACACCAAGATCCAGAAAGAGTTTTAAATATAGCAAACAAACTCAACTTAAACGCACCAGGAAGAGTATCAAGAGTTGACTGGCAAATCAATCACAGTAGCAACCCAGCACTTTTCACAACTGAAGACAATAGAAAAATATTATTTGCCTTTATGAATGGTGTAATAGAAGTCATCAAAGTTGGTGATGGTGAAAATGGTCCCAAACCAAACGACATTCTAATCGGTCTTCCTTGGGATGGGTCATTATTTGTTCCGATTCACCATCCAGAAAACGCAAGAAAAAGATCCCTACTTAATAAAAAGTTTGGATTTGGTGATCTTGATCAATACAACTATCAGTATGCCAAGTATGATAAGGATCTTAACTTAAATCCTATCTGATCTCAAAATCTAACTTTCGTACTGTTCTATTTCTACGTGCTTCCTGAAAAGCAAGATCCTCTTTTGTAAGAAGATTAGAAGTTTTTGATTGCTTGTCAGAAGAAATCATCACCACTTTGGACAAATCCAAAGCAGTAATCGTGTCTCCTTTTACTGTGGTCATATTTGTACAACCACAAGACTTTGTTCTAACTGGGTGACTGTGTAGTTCAGTCCCACAGACTTTGCATCTTACGCTTACCATAATTCAACTTCATTCAGTAAATGATCTTAACATCCAAATATATTTACCATGTGCTTCGTTTAAATCATCAAGAAGGTTAACAGTTCCTCTTGACTTCCCTTGCTCTGCTTCAGTAGCAGCAGCATCAAACATAGCAACAATTTTTTTATGATCTTCTAAAAGATCTTTAATCATTTCCATTGAGGAAATATTAGTCTTTGCTTCAGAAACTCCAGAAACTTCCAGAACTCTTGATAGAGAACTAATCGGTTTAATACCTAAAAATCTCATATGTTCAGAGAGTCTGTCAATCTCCTCCTGAATGGCAAGATACTGCTCACCAAACAGATCGTGAATTTGTTTGAAATCAGGTCCTACAATATGCCAATGATAGACCCAAGTTTTTTGGAACAGCAGGAACAATGATGCCTGAGTATCAGAAAGTGATTTATATAAGGTTTCCATTATACTCTTTTTTGAGTATTTATAAGTGGGTGATGACGGGATTGAACCGCCGACCGCCTCGGTGTAAACGAGATGCTCTACCGCTGAGCTAATCACCCAAGAAATTAGAACTTGTTCATCATATATTCTACAGTAGTTGCTACATCATTCATAGCATCTCGTAGATTTTCTCTCTGTCCAGACTCTTGTCTGATGATTGGACGATGATCCTCTGTTAAGGTCCAACGCCACTGTTTCATTTCATTACAAT